TTTATCATGACAATGTTAAATCAGGTAAAGATTATAATGATTATAAAGGTATTCAAATCCATAATTTAAGAAAAGAATTAAAGCGAGTAAGAAAAATACTTCTTAATTTACAAGACATTGAAGGCAAAGATAACAGTTCCGACATGGTTAATGACATTAGAAATATGCTTGGTGGCTATGAGACGATGGTTGACAATATGGAAAGTGCTTTTGACAAACTTGTAATTGGGCGACATCGTACTGAAAGTGCAGAAAAAGTAAAAGAAGAAAAAGTTGTAAAATGTTTAGAATGTGGTAAAGATATTCCAGCTTCAACAGATCATGCCTCAGAAGAACCTTATAATTTTCTTTGTTCTGATTGTAGAGATGAAATAGGTACTGGAGGCATTAGAGAAAAAGTAACAGAAGGACCAAAGGGTAACATGGAAGGATACTTAAACACAATTGACGAGTATGTAGAAATATTATTTAAACATAGGCCTGAAGATATGACTTCTAAACTTAAAAATGAGATAGCATACAGAATTCAAAATGCTGTTGATGATATTAGAACTAGAGAACTTGGATTAAAGCCAAGTCTTATAAGAGCAAATTATGCAAATCATCCTACTGAATCAATGTCAGACGATTTAAAGTTAGCAGATGCAGACCGCGACGATTTTAGATTCGAACCAAATAACAGGCGTCATGACGATACATTAAATGAATATTCTCCAAAACAAATTAAAATGGCATTTGGAATTTTAAATGATCCAAGATATAGAGATGGTAATTATGATGGTGCTTATGCGGCTATTGAGAAACTTGCAAAAGGTTTAGCAAGTCATCCAAGTGTAGCAAAGGCATTAAAAAGAGCAAACGAATCAATTATAAAAGAAATAGATCCAAGTAGATCACCGTGGACACTTTCAGGTAAACATCCTGGAGCGATGACTAAAAAAGAATTAAAAAGAGAAATTGCAGTATTTGATGAATTAGTAGCAAGAGGTGATCGCTTATCACCAAAAGAAATGATGCAACTTGATTCATTATGGAATTATTTAGACAGTGACAGAGTTGAAGAAGATAAGAAAAAAGAAGCATATCATATAGCTGAAAAGGCTAAGTGGATAAAAGGAAAGAGGGAAAAATAAAATATGTTTAATTGGATTAAAAAAATGTTTGGCGATGGTGCAAAACAACAAGTATTTGTATCAAAACCTAAGGTCACAGTTAAGAAAAAGACCGTTACTAACCCAATAATAATAAAACCGGCATTTAGAAATAAAAAAGAATTAGCAAAATTAACCAAAGTGAAACTAGAAGAAATTGGTAGAACTTATGGAATTGAGCTAGATAGAAGAGAAAGAAAAGATAAGTTAGTTAATCAACTTTGGAAAGCAATTAAGAAATAGGAGAGCGTAAGTATGAGTAAATATAAAGTAACACGTTGGATGCAGGCAAATGAATCTACAGATATTGATGAGGCTCGTACCCATGCTCAATATAAAAATGTTGCATATAACTTTGACAAAGATTCTTCAATGAAGAATACTAAACCACTTACCATTAATAAAGTTAAAAAAGGACAAAAAGTTATTCTAACTAAGTCTGGAAAAAACGGAAGGGTATTTTCTGTAATGGGAAGAGGTGGATTAGTTGATGTTAAATTAAATAACGGAAAATTTATAGAAGTCCATATTAGCAACCTAAGTATAGCTTCCGGCCCATATAAAAAACACTACGACTTAGAATTAGAAGAAACAGTAGCGGTTGACCGTAGAACAAAGGGTTTTAAAGAAGCAAGGCCATCTAAAAGTATTACCTTTAAGGCAGATGATGGCATGGTTGAATTATATACTTGGAATGGCGTTCAAACCAAATTAGAAGATCAAACAACAAGCCCAGAGTCACTGGTAAAAACACTAGTAGATCTTAATATTCCTAAAGACATACAAATTTACAATACTGATTCAATTGACCTTGCTAGTCATCATGGGTTTGACTCAGACGATGATGCTCATAACATTATTAACAAAGCAATTAAATTATGGTCTTCTGTTAAAGAAGATTCAGGTCAAGATATACAAAGATTAAAAGATCTTATTAAATATAGGAATTAACAAAATGAGACTAACACACTTATTTGAGAAATTACTAGATGAAGCATCACCAAAAGAGTTACTTAAATTACAACAAGTACTAATAGATAAGATCCAAGCTCTTCCTGTAGATGGTAAAGGTGGTGAAGCAACTGCCGCCGTTATTGATAAAATAGAACAAGCATTACGTGATGTTGGAGCAGGTGGCAGAGTAGCAAGTGTATTAAATAGAGTTACCGCTATAGATGATGAAGACGTACAAAAAGCAACTAATAAGATAGCAAAAATTATTGCGGCAATTGATTTCACCGGACCTCAAATAAAAGAATTATTTACAAACTGGAATGCTAATAAATTAGTTAATACTGGTAAATTAATATCACCAGGTGCATCAACATTTGAAGAAATATTTCCAGGATATGGGGTAAACCCTGCATTTACAGAATTTGTAAATGATCTTAACCAAGTTTCAGGATATGGAATTGGAGAAGGTGAGTTTACATTAGCAGTACTTTCAAAAACTATTTCTGGCATTGGAGCACAGGGTGGCTCAGGAGATTTAATAATTGATGGCAAAAACGTAGAAGTAAAAACAAGAAGTGTAGGTGCGGCAAGATTTACAGATAGAGATGTTAGTGTTACGTCTAATTATACTCAATTAGTTGACCAATTTATAAATAGGTACAAAGATTTAATAGAAGCATCTGGATTAAAAATACCAGCATCGGGAATGAATCTAAAACACTTAACTGGATTTGCAAACTCTTTAACAGATCCAAAACATAAATCAGCCTTTAAAAAAGACGTAAGCAATCTTTTACAAAATATATTTACTAAAGGTGTTGACACTGGTCCTATTACAGATGCTATAGTAAACGGTAATAATGGTGTAGCACTTCAGTTGTATGCACAAGCAAACGTTAACAACTATCTTAGCATTAAAAGAGAAAAAGGTGCATTGGAAGGAATTTTGTTTATTGATAAAAACAAAGATTCGTTAGTGTATATCCAACAAGCAAGTGATTTAGACAAAACGGACATGAGGTTTCATATGGATACAGCATACGTAATTGCAATGGTTAAACCAGATCAATATCCATTTCCTCAGATGTATATTAAATAATGTGGGAAATAATTCAGAACATGGCTACAGATCGCTTGTGGATTTACACAGGTATAGGTGGAGCCTGTTGTGGTGCATTGTTTGTCGCATACATGCGTGGCACCCGAATTAGTTTTTGGGTATATAGCAAATGGGAAAGACTATTAGACTATTTTGTTAATCGTTTTAATTTAACTTGGTTCCAAGAAGACCCTGAAGCATGGAAAAAAGTCAATCCTAAAATATCTAAAAAAATTGAAGAACTTGATGAACGTGTTAAGTTTTTAGAACAAACAAACAGACGTTAGTAATATGAATCAAATATACCTTGTATGCACTCGCAGTGCAATCAGCGCCAGTGCATTAACATACATAATCAACCAAAGTCCACAATTCTACAATGTAGTACATAATAATCTATGGCTGGACGAGGCGGGTTCGAAGTTTAAAGATGCTACTGTAATTAATGATTGGTGGAATGTTTCAGATTCTTTTGCAAAGATATATAATTACGATGCAAGAAATAATGAGAATATAAAACTAGAAACATTACAAAATTTATGTAATAAATGGGAAGAGTTACAGCCAGGCAAACACATAGCATTGTTTACACATGCAACAAATACAGCAGATATTATTAAATGGAGAAATGAACACAAACTTCCTATAACTGTAGTTACTACTATTATGGGTAATAATTGTTATAGCTATATGGATTTATTTTTAAAAAGAGAATACAGTGATGAGATGAATAAGTTTGTGAGTTTAGCTCATACATGGAAATATTTATATAACCAATTCTTAGGTCAAGATGTAATGTGGGCTGAACACGCAGACGTTGTACTTGCTATGGATGATTGGTTAAACGACCCAAATGTAACGTATTTTGCATTAAGTATATTCCCTAATCATAATATAAAAACATGGGTAAAAGAATATAAAATGCTAAATGGATTTCATGAATGGGATATAAAGGTATTTGATGTAGTGAACAAATTAAAAACTATATGTTATATATATGGAAAATATGAAGGTTTATTCCAGTTAAACCAAGGAAAGAAGCTATTTGCACTAGCAACACTAGAATCTGTACGTAGACAACACGATATTGACTTAAAAGATGTACAGCAGGTTGTAGATGTTACCCAAAATATCATAAGAAAACAATTGACTTTAGCCTAGTTATAGTCTATAATAAACATTAACTAAACTAGGAGAATATCTATGAGTATTACATTCAATCAAGACGATATAGCAAAACTTAAAACATTAATACAGGAAGGCATACATGTTATGGCAGAAGTTGAGACTCTTAATGAAGGTCTACGAGATACAGTTAAGCACGTTGCAGAAGAAATGGACATTAAGCCTGCTATTATTAATAAAGCCATTAAAGTAGCACACAAGGGCGAATTACATAAACAAAGAGATGTTTTTGATCAAGTAGAAACTATACTTGAAAGTGTTGGACGACCAGATTAATGAAACAACAAGATTTACCATTGGAAGAAGAAAAAGGTTATTGGAGAAAACTAGCAATTAAAAAAGTAACACCAAGATATGATTTATCTTGGTACATTAAATGGATCTCTAGTATTTTTCTTCTTGTTGGCATGTCACTAGTAGGAATAGGCGGATACGAACCATGGAATATGGTTATGTCACTTATTGGTGTCGCTGGCTGGATGGTAGTTGGAATGTTATGGCATGATAGATCATTAATTCTTCTTAATGCCATAGCAATTTTTATTTGGGCTTCAGGAATCCTTAAATTTTATCTAGGAGCCTAGCACGTGATTAATCATATCCACAATTTTTGGGGTATAAGAACAGAACATATTTTTAATGATGTGTTTACTGGTTATGAAGACTTGTATCCAGAATTGGATACATTTACCGCTGAAGTATATGACGAAGATCCTACAAATACTATAGAAGAAGTTTTTAATATATATAGAAATAGAGGTATAGTACCAATTATATATTATACTGAAAATGGACTAATACAATCATTAAAAGAATTTAAACGAGCATCATATAGTCATGTAGAAAATAATGTAATTGGACTTGGTAACAATTTAGGACAAACACTTTGTAGATTTTTATTTACAAATATGCAAACAGCAGAACCCAAGGGAAGAGGGTCAAATAGTTTAAAAGATAGATTTAATGATGATGCTAAGTTGCGTAGAGCTATTAGAATATGCTTTGAATTTAGAGATGGAAATAAATTAGTATATCCAACAGCAATGCGTAGAAGTTTAGAATTAGTAACAGGTGAGAATGTACAAAACTTTAAGCCACAACATGCTAGAGCAATTGCAGAACGTTTATGTCCGGTGCTATGGGGTCGTATTTACGATTATAGCTGTGGTTATGGTGGAAGGTTAATAGGAATAGCAAGTAGTAATATGAACTACAGTTATATAGGTACAGACCCTAATACAGAAACATTTGAATATTTAAAATACTTAGATAGTTTACTAACTAACAGTTCTGAGATTATTTGTTTGCCATCAGAAGAATATCAATGTGAAGATATTGATTTAGCATTTAGTAGCCCGCCTTATTTTAATTTAGAAAAATACAGTGATGAGCCTACACAATGTATGGTTAAATATACTAGCATGGATGATTGGTTTGATGGATATGTTGCTCCTACAATGAAAAATATACATAAGGGTCTTAATGATGATGGAATATTTGCAACAAACATTGCAGACTATAAAAGTTATGGTAATAAAGAATATTTCGTTGTAGATCGTTGGATTGAACTTGCTGAAAAGATTGGATTCAAACATACAAACACAATTAAGATGTTGCTTAACACCCGTCCTGGTGTTGGAAACTTTAAAACAGAAGGTAGAGAAAAATTCGAAGGAGTATACGTTTTTGAAAAAAATAATACATGATTTGGAATGTTTACAATGTGGTCATAGGTTTGTTTCACCAGTGCCTCGACCATGTATTAATTGTGGACACAAATATCTTGTTGATTGGGGATTTAAAAAAGTGAGTAAAAAAATATGAGTTATGTAGACGCATTTCATGACAAGGCCAAAGACATTATACATATAGTAGAACGTGTAGATGGTAAAAGAGAATTTAAAGAAATTCCTGCCAAGTATACATTTTATTATAGAGATCAAAATGGAAAGTACACAAGTATATTTGGTGAGAAATTAGAACGTGTTGTATGTAACACAAGTAAAAAGTTTAACACAGAAAAGAAGATTCATGGACATAAAGGTTTATATGAGAGCGATGTAAATGTTATTTTTAAAACGTTCGCTGAAAATTATGACCCTACTAGTGTTCCTAAGTTAAATGTTTGCTTTTTTGATATTGAGACTGATTTTAATAAAGAAGTTGGATTTGCTCCACCGGAAGATCCTTTTAATCCATTAACAGCAATTAGTTTACATTGTAATTGGATGGATATGACTATTTGTCTTGCTCTTGGTCCTAAGTCAATGAACCTAGAAGAGGCAAAAGAAATTACTAATAAATTTGAAAATACTATTTTGTTTGCAACAGAAAAAGAAATGCTATTAGCATTTTTGGATTTAATTGATGATGCTGATATTTTAAGTGGATGGAATAGTGAAGGTTTTGATATTCCATATTTGGTGAACAGAGTATCACGAGTGTTGTCTAAAAGCCACACACGTAAATTCTGTTTATGGGATATGTTACCAAGAGAACGTAAATTCGAACGTTATGGTGCAGAGCAACAAACATATGATACATATGGTCGTGTACATATGGATTATATGCAATTGTATAGAAAGTATACATACCATGAAATGCATAGTTATAGTCTAGATGCAATTGGTGAATACGAAGTAGGAGAACGCAAAGTAGATTACGAAGGAACATTAGATCAACTTTATAACAATGACTTTGAAAAGTTTATTGCATATTCTAGACAAGACGTTGAGTTATTAGTTAAACTAGATGCTAAATTACAATTTATTGATTTAGCGAATGTGTTAGCACATTCTAATACAGTTTTGCTACAAACAACAATGGGTGCTGTTGCACAAACAGACCAGGCTATTATGAATGAAGCACACACTAAAGGTATGATTGTACCAGATAAACGTTATGACAGAGATACAACAACGGCGGCTGGTGCATATGTTGCATATCCTAAAAAAGGAATGCATAAATGGATAGGTAGTATTGACTTAAACAGTCTATATCCTAGTATTTTACGTAGTTGCAATATGAGTACAGAAACTATTGTTGGGCAAGTTCGCCATACACACACAAAAGAAATGATTCAAAATGCAAGAACAGTTGCTGAAGCATGGGAAGGAAAGTTCGCGTGTAGAGAATATGAATTAGTAATAGATAAAAATATAGATGAAATGTTACATCTTGATTTTGAAGATGGAACTAGTTTTAAAGCAACAGGTGCTGAAATATATGAGATTATTTTTAATAGTGGGCAACCTTGGATTATTAGTGCAAATGGTACAATATTTACATATGAGAAAAAAGGTATTATTCCTGGATTGCTAGAACGTTGGTATGCAGATCGTAGAGAGTTACAAGCAAAAGCATCAGCGGCACGTGAAAAAGGCGGCAATGAGTTTGCATTTTGGGACAAACGACAGTTAGTTAAAAAGATTAATTTAAATAGTTTGTATGGTGCATTATTAAACCCAGGTAGTAGATTTTTTGATAGTAGATTAGGACAAAGTACAACACTTACAGGACGTTGTATTGCAAGACATATGGCGGCTGAAATTAATAAAATTATTGCTGGAGAATATGATCATCAAGGTAAAGCAATTGTATATGGAGATACTGACTCTACATATTTTAGTTCATATCCTTTATTAAAGGAACAGATTGATAAAAATGAAATTAATTGGGATAGGGATAATATTATTGCTTATTATGATGCAGTATGTCAAGAAGTAAGTAAAACATTTCCAGGATTTATGAGTAGAACATTTCATACTACATTAGACTTGGGTAGTATTATTCAAGCAGACAAAGAAATGGTTGGAAGTGCAGGTATTTTTATTACAAAGAAACGTTACGCAATGTTAGTATTTGATAACGAAGGTAAACGTGAAGATGTAGATGGTAATCCTGGTTATATCAAAGCAATGGGATTAGATTTAAAGAGAAGTGATACTCCACCTTGGATGCAAGACTTTTTAAAAGACGTATTGCTCGATGTGCTAACTGGTAGTGAAGAACAAGAAATAATTGATAAAATTATTGAGTTTCGTAAAGAATATAGAGCCAAGCCTAGTTGGGAAAAAGGTAGTCCTAAACGTGTTAATAACTTGACTGCATATAGAGGTAAAATGGCAAAGTTTGAAAGAGATCGTAAAGTAGCACATAACAATAACAAAACAACGGCAGACATTAAAAAGCCACCAATGCCTGGCCATGTTACCGCGGCACTTAATTGGAATAAGTTACGTGAAATTAACAGTGATAATTATGCTAATGAAATTACAGATGGTATGAAAACTATTGTTTGTAGAATAAAAGATAATCCATTAGGTATGACAAGTGTAGCCTATCCTACAGATGAAACACGGCTTCCACAGTGGTTTTTAGATCTTCCATTTGATGATGAACATATGGAAAGAGTAGTAGTTACTAAAAAATTGGAAAACTTATTAGGTGTAATGAAGTGGGATTTAGATAAAGCCGCGGCTAAAAACACCTTCAACAATCTATTTGAATTTTAATGATCCGTATATTTTTTATATTACTGGCTTTATTGCTACTAACCGCTTGTGGCCCTACTTTATTCACTGTAGGTGGTGTAGTTAGTGTTACTGCTGGAGATGTTGCTGTAGCACCCATAAAACACAAGATTTTAAGCGATTTAAAGGAAGATTTAGATAAAAAACCCAGTAAAACTGCGAAAAATTAGCTATTGACAAATAGGGTTATTTGTTGTATATTATATGTATAAAATGAAATATTTAATTATTTTAGCAGGCGTTATGTGGGCCTTATTCTTTTATACAAATGCAAAAGCATTGTCACCACCCGAAATAACAAATAAAGAATTCGCATATGAAATTAAAAGTTGTGTAGATAAGTTATACACAGATGAAGAAAAATATCCATTATCTAAGCAAGTTCCATTAGAGCTTATTATTGCTCAAGCCGCACATGAAAGTGCCTGGGGTAAAAGTAGATTTGCAGTAGAAGGAAACAATTTATTTGGTATAAGAACTTGGGATGAAACAGTCCCACAAATGAAAGCAAAAGGTGCTCCAAATGCAAAATGGGGGCTAAGAATATATAAAAGCTGGTGCGATAGTATAACACATTATTTACACATTTTAAACACATATCCTGCTTATGAACCTTTTAGAAATGAGTTAGAATTTCAAATTGGATCAGAGAAATTAGCAATGAGTTTAACATTGTATTTAGAACCTTGGAGCGAACAAGGAAAAGAGTATGTAAGATTGTTACAATCTGTAATACTAGGTTTGTATAAGAAAGAATTTTTTAACCAACTAATACAAAGGAGTATAATATGAATGATTTAGGGTTAGATATACAAAAACAAATAGATAGCATTATAAAACACGAAAGACGACATGGTGGTCCTTATGACAGAGGTGGTGCTGATAGTTATTATGGTCGTGGTTCCAACCCACACTATTTTACTGGTGGAACACATAATAGTCCAATGGTAGAAGAAAAAAATATGACAGAAGATGAAATTATTGCATATAAAGCCGGCTATGCTGATAACGAAGCGGCTGGAGATAAAAAAGATTGGGGGTAAATCTGCCCAAATTCACCAATTTTTCACCAAAAAATCCAAAAAAAATCAAAAAAAAAATTAAAGCCCTTATACAGTAAGGGCTGTAGCCGCCGTTAAAGGTTGACAATCAAGACATCTTGCCGTATAATATAGTTATATTAAACAATAAAGGAAGGATATGAAAAACTCAAAAGCATTTTTAAACAGTTTTAAAACAAAATATATGGTTGGAATTCGCCCTAGAGAAGCGAATTGTTCACACGTTGATAGTGTTTATGTAAAAGCATTTGGTATACAAGATGCACTTAATAGAGTTGATGCGGCAATTGAACATTTAGACTGGATTGTTAAAGATGTTATACCAGCAGGTGATGAGTTATTTGGTGATGATGAGGTATGTTGTGCTGATGGTAGAGCACCAGTTAAAGATATTGGTATTGCTACTGAGTTTTTTGGAATTACTTTTTCTTAGGAGATTATATGAAAGCAGATATTAAACCTTTTGTTGATTTATTTAAAAAGCCTTCTTATGCAGAAGTTGAAATTGTTTATGAAACACGTGGAGTTACTATTCCTAAAACTCTAATGTTGGGCTTAGAAAAATCAACAAGTCGTCTTTATGTATTTGAGTGGAGTGTAAAAAACGAAGGTACACCTGCTGAAACAGGAGACTTTGTTGCAGGACGTTTTTTAACTTTTGAAGGTAACAGTTGGGTAAGCAGACATACAAGCCCACCAGTTAAATTTAAAACTTATGAAGAAATCACCAAGTATTGGAACGAGAACATGGTTCTTCACCCAATGCCACCTAAAGGAACAAAAGAATACGAAGATAGTATTCTTAACGGATATATTTGTGAGATGTCAGAAGGTATGTCATCTCTTTCACACGTAGGATAATATTATGGGTATGAATAGAAGATTTGGTATAGATAAAACGTGGACAGGAAATGATCACAGTGTCTTAAAATTATTGTTTGCTGATTGTATTATAGATACATTGTCAGTTGACGACATGAGCGAACTTGCTGAAAAGTATACAGGTAAAAAACGATTTGAAGGCCGTTTAAAAGAACACAAGGTTCTACGTTGGGCAAAATCTAACAATATTCCTTTTGAGGATATGCTAGTAGATTTTTTAGAGTTGAAACTTATAACACCTGAGATAGTTGATAATAGTGTAAAGATAAAAAACTATGAAGATACTATTTTTGTTGAAAGGTGGATTAAGGAACAAACAGAGGGCCAAGCAATATGAGATTGTCAGTAAAAATGAAGATTTTTATTATGCTTGGATTTATAACATTAGCAATGTTGCTGATGTTAAAATTTATATTTTGGGGCAAAGTAGCATTTGCACCATACATAGGAGCATAATATGTTAGAAGGCGCACTTATAATACTAACCTTGCAGGTTATTGTTGTATTAATGACAATGGAAATTTAGTATGAATTTTATTATAGAAACTATTGTTTATTACGTGATGTGGATCATCATAATATTTGGTTCGCTAATCGCATTATCAATAATTTTAACATTATTAGGAGTAGGAGTATAATGGTTTATGTGGTACTCACAAAGGCGGGCCGTGTTGCCCACATGAGGGTGAGCTAAGTTAGTCAGTTAAAACAGGTGTATGCCAAGACTGATAAGCCGCACCAAATTAATAGGAGTTTAACTCATATGATTAAGGAATTTGCTGATACATTTGCAGTAATGGACAAAGAAGAAATTAAACAAATGATATTTGATTTTATGTATAGTGGAACTGATATTCCTGAAGAAGCAGAACAGATTAACTTTGAGAATTATTTTGAGAAGTGGTGGAAAAATTATAGTAAGGAGATAAAATGATAACAATTTGGGCAGACTATAACGAAGAGAATAAGAAACTATTACGAAAGTATATTAGTCCTAATTCTGAGAGTAGCACATTCAAAGGCATTCCTATGTCATTGTATGGTAAAGTGACAAGATTGCTACCTAGCAAAGATAGGCGAATTAAGTTCAGAGGTTCAAGTACACCTAGTTATAATAGACCTCAATCTCATATGATTAAGGAATTTGCTGATACATTTGCAGTATATTATGACAATGATGTGGTTTTACATTTAGGTAGGCCTCAATGATAGAGAAATTTAACTCAATATTAATCTTACTTATAGGGGTTATTTTAGCAATTCTTGTGTATAAGTTTGTTATAAATATTAGTGAAGTTACTACAAAAGACCTTATAGATAGTATCAAAGAGGTACCTGAGGCACAAGATAAAGGGATTATTCTTGAAGAAAACCTAATAATTGTAAGAAATTAGGTAAAAAAAGGTTGACAAGTAACCCATCTTACCGTATTATATAAGTATAGTTAAAAAAAGGAAATATTATGAATGCATTAGTACAACACATTGAAGCAATAAACGTTAAATCCCAGGCTTGGGTTGACGAAGACCCTAAAAATAGATGGTCTGGTATGGTTGTTACTGATCCTAAACATTGGGCAGAGTATGGAATTTATACTCCTGCTGAGTATGATCGTTATCAAGACGAAACTACTCTTTATGAGTTGGCTTCAACTGCTTATTCTAAGAGTTATGCTAGAAGTTTAAATACTTCAGCTATGTCAGATGCTGAACTTAAAAAAGCAATCGAGCATTATGGTAAAGCGGCTGATGAAGTAATGGAAGCCGAAGCAGAAGAAGAAAAAGTTCGTGTAAAAGAATTTGAAGATCGTATTACTCAAACTATTATTGATGGAGCAAATGATCGTAAAACTGCTATTAAGTGGATTTTACAAGGCGAAGGTCTTGCCGATGAAGCCGATGCAGGTTATGTTTGTTTCTCACTTGGTCTTCCATACAGTATGGAAAACGAATTTAAGAAAGCGGCATAATGAAAAAAGACGAAAAACAATTACAAAAATTAACTGAGGAGTGGACAAAAAAGATTAAGAAAATGTCACCACACCTTAAACCTAAAGAAGTCCAACTGTTAGCAGAAGTAGCGGCAGAGGCAAAATTATCACAAAAAATAAAAGAGAAGATATCACAGTAGTTTATTTTAAATAAAGCCTGTATTTAAGTTCAGGTAAATTGCAAATAAATACTGAGATTTAAAAGAAAACGTAATGGTTGCGATGGAGATACTTTTCATCTCAATATTATGGTTCAAGGAAGGCGGGTTTGTCCAAACGACCGCACTAAAAAGCGTAGGATAGATTGTAAAAAAGCGATTTTTTATAATTGAAAGTAAGTTAGAATAAGTGCCGGTAGTGACCGCCGAGCCTAAGATACAAAAAATCAAGAAAATGGTTACGTTAAAATAAAAAAAATAGGAGAAACATATGATAGATAAAATCACAAACGGCGTTGCGGCCGCAACAGGTATTGGCGTTTCGTTGATATCTTTAGCGATCGTTTTACAAGTCGTATTCGGTGGTAGTGTTCCTTTCCTTGGTGGTGATGTGATTGGTACCGTCATTGGAATAGTTCAACAACTTGGGAATGCTGGTCTAGTTGGTCTTATTTCTGCAGTAATCGTGTGGAAATTGTTTGATCGTGACTAAAAGTTAGCTCATTTAATGAGCGAAACTTCTTTTAAACCCTTGTTTTGTATTGCAAATCAAGGGTTTTTTTGTGGTTTAAAAACTTGACAAATAAGATATCTTGCCG